TCACCAATAATGAAAGAATCTTCATCACTCAGTTTGACTAGAATGAATGCTGCCATACATTACCTCAACTGATAGCTCGTGATTTTGTATTCAAACTTCTCACTAGTATAAATTCCCACTCGCTCAATAAAATGCTTTAGGGTATGATTTTTAGCTTTCTTCCAAGATAGGTCGTCAGCTATATCATATAATGTTGCTTGTTGCTTATTGTCACCTCTTCTTAGGGCTCTACCAATTGACTGGAGAGATCTAATTCTAGACTTGGTGGGTGAAGCAAACACAACATTGTGTAGGTTTCTAATATTTATACCAGTTGAGAACGTACCATATGAGGCTACAATAATAGCATTGTCTTCTTGCTCAGTAATCTTTCTTACAAGCTCTCTGTCTTCTACCTCCACTTCTCCAGATACAAAGAAGATGTGTCTATCTTCTTTATTCTGATCTACAAGCATCTTATGTAAAGGTTTACCATGCTTTTCTACAAACTGGTAGAGGATGAGAGTGTTACCCTTTAGATGTAAAGACAGCTGAGATATAAAATTGTTTCTTGCTTCATTACGAACAAGGAAATCAATCTCATCGTGGTATTCACATCTACTATATTCTTTCTTATTGGCATCTGTATGCTTTAGGACAATTGCCTGGATCTTAAAATCAGCAAGATGCTTTTGTTCAATAAGCTCAGCAGTTGTTGTTACTTTCTTTACTGCTCCAAACAAGCCTTCAAGCACAAGTCTATGTGTCTGGGTACCATCAAGCGTACCAGTGAATCCCATTCTGATAGGACACTTAGTCATCTTCTCTAGGATAGATGTCAAAGATTTAGCCTTGTATTGATGAGCTTCATCACCAATTACTACATCAAACTGCTCATACCACTGCCTTGGCATCTTATAAATTGATTGCCATGTGGAGATGACTATTGGTCTATCTGAATTCTTCTCCCTACCAGACATGATAGTGTGGATATCATTCTCATCACCACCATAAGATACAAAGTCACCTTTCATCTGCTCAACAAGAGATATAGTTGGAACAATGATGAGAGTCTTGAAATCTGTTTGCTGCCACCACTTTGTAATCATATAAATGATCAGCGACTTACCAGAAGCAGTGGGTGATACGAGTAGAGATCTTTTTGTTCTTATGCCATGAATAAAGGCTTCAAGCTGATATCCTCTTGGCTTAAACGGTAAGTTGAGCTCAGTGATGAAGTCAATGACTGACTGTTCATCAATACTGGCAAAGCCATCTACACTACTGTGGAATTGTAGTTTATAGTTTCTGGATTCGCAAAACTTGTTTATGTATGGAATCAATCCAAAGTAGATTCTCCTACTCATTGGATTGAATAAATGAATGTCACCAGACCATACCTTGTTGCGGTAGGCAGGCATAAAGCGATAACCAGGAACCTTGAAGGTAAAGTAATCCTTCAGCTCCATTGCAACACTAGCGTCACAATCAACCGTCACATATACATCATTAAATTTTGAGACGACTAGTGTTTCTGTCATTGTCCTGTCTTAAACTTTTCCCAATCAATGGCACTTTTAACCTGAAAGCCTAAGTTCATAATAGACTTAATGATTGATTCTAATGCATCAATCTTTTCTTGCTGGACAGCTATTCTTAGGTTAAGAGTAATAATATCTGAATCGCTATCAATATATGTAGGCACGTCTTGTTTCAGGATTTTTTGTAGGAACGGTTCCCACTTCATCTCTTCAAGCGTCTCTTGATCAAGGACACCTGTATAATATTCCCACTTCAGCTTCTTCAGCTTCTTCATGTCCTGCTCAAGCTTCCTTAGCAGTAGACGTTCGTGGGAGAATAGTTTAAAGTACTTATGGTGGAGTTTAGGAATGTTCAACGCAACGTCACCGAGCTCTGTTCGGTCAACCTTGCTGTCTTTCTCCCATTCACCAAATATTTCTTCAAGCTTCATAATATAATTCCTACCATACCGGTAGGTATATTATACCCTAAACAGTATGAATGGTAAACAGCAAGCACCTAAAGGTCACTGTTGCATCAACGTATGTAACATCTGTGTCTTGTGAATTGAACTCAATGTCACTCAGAACAACAGGGAACAAATCTCTAAACCTAATCTCAATGTTAGCCTTATTGACCGAGTTGAGAATTAGTAAAGTGCCATCAGAGGCAAAGTTACTATAGATATCGTTTGGAAATAGAGCATCGGGATTTGGTGAGCTAAATTGTTCAGGTCTACCAATCTGTTGCATCCAATTAAAGATCTCAGTGTAGTTAGATAGATCTTCATCAACTTTGAATCTTACAACAAAATCATTGTATACAACCTTATCAGGAAATCTTAGAACTTTGAATGGGGTTTGTAACTCGCCATCCTCAACCGTAATACCAGGAATATTTGCTGATACGACATTAATTACAGTGTTAGGAATCTTCTGAATAGTCAGTTGATAACCTAGTGGTGATAGAAAGCTTTTCTGTATGGTCATGTCAATCCCTCTTAGACTTATAATTATTTATATGGTTGTCAACGAGGACGTGTAACCTTAAATTCCCAGTTGCCATCTACGGCATACACATTCAATGAATATCTGTATTCATTTGTTGTATTTTTATACATATGTATTTTTTCTTGACTTGTTTTAAAAATTAGTGCTCTATTTGGTTTCCAAATAACGTCATATTCTTTTTGATTTGGACCAAAGAGAGTAGTACCATTTGCATTCTCTGGGTGTAAGTATACAACTATTGATATTAATTTATCCCAATGATCGGCATGCTTTTGATATGCGTACTTTGGTTCACATCTTACGAGATCAAAAACTAAATTGGTTTGTTCATTCCAGTTTACTAATTGTTTATAATCAAACAAAGATGGTAATGTGTTATTACATATTTCTTCAAGTTGTTTATATAATAAATTGTATTCTGCCATCCAACGTCGCAGCCTAACATGGTGCTTTGATGCTACAGCATCCCTTTCAGATACACGTACCCCATTAGACATATCCACTAATTCATAGTTTCCATTATCTTTAATATTTAATAATTCATTGTATACATCTTTAGGTAAAAAATCATCTATTACCCAAAACTCCCATGGGTCATTAAAGTGCTTGCCCTGTGGATAATGTTCTTCTGCTACCTTAATCATACACCATTCCTTAAACCTTGGTCATATGTCTTACCAATTTGAGCTGATGGAACAACGTGTCTCTTATAACACTCAGATTGTTTAAACTTTTGAGCCACTGCCATTCCTTGTTTTGTGGCGCCTTGAATATCATCGCACTTGGCACATGGAAGAATTGGATCTCTTTGTTTGTTTAACAAGAACCATCTAATTCTGTTTAACTTTGGATCATTAACATACATGTCAATTAGAGAACGCTCGTGGACGTTACCAATTTTAATTTGGTAGGACCAATCATTACAACACATCTGATAGTTGCCTTCATAATCAATGAAGATTTGTCTCATTGGATGCCAGCATGATGATTCACTAACCTTATAATTGTTACCGTTTTCTTTTTGTTCAAGGTTAGTATAATTTAGGTCTTTGTTTCTTCTATCTTGATTTTTAAAATAACCAGCTCTATTGTTAAATGCATGCTTCCACGACTTACCGCCCTCAATGTAAGAAGGCATGTTATTAATCTCGTCTATCGTAAAGCCATCTTGCTTATAATAATGTCTCACAATACCACCATTAGGTAACATTGGATATAATTTTTGTCTTTCAAGATATTCTTCTTTTGATTCATAGCTGTTTAGATAAAGTTCATCTAATTTCTCAGCAACAGGGGAATTCCACCACTCATCAATTCTATACCCATTAGTGGTTAGTCTAACTTTCCACTTTCTTGGACCTTGTGTAATCATGTCGACGATTTGTTCAAATTTTTTATGGAGTGTGCTTTCTCCACGACCTGCAAGTTCAAACCACCCTCTGAAATTAATTGATCTCAACTCCTGTAAAATTATCTCAATTGTCTCTAGCGACATTTGCTTATTAACATTTGGATACACAGGATCAGCATCCAAACTTCTAGGACAGAATGAACACTGCCTATTACAAAGACCTGTAAGATCTAAATCTATTCTAACAATGTTTTCTAGAATAGGATGATGTTTAATACCATTCTTATCGACAGTAATAGGTATACCACTAAATGGTAATTCTATTTCTTTATTGCTTTTGATAGGTATTGTTGGTGGTAAGATTATATCCATGGATCAATTATTCCCTCACACCAGTTTTCACAGGTGTCTACAACATAATGTACTGACTTGCCTTTGATTA